CAAGAAAATACACAAATATATTATTACCAGAGTTACTAGACGGAGCCGCAGTAAATGTAAGCGTCTGACCATCTGGTACAGTATATGCGGCACTATCTTGTACAACACCATCTACTGATACCAGTATTTCTTGTACAGATCCTATTGCTCTACCTAAATCAAAGGTCGTATCGGAGCCATCACCACTAAAACGGACTACGGCTGGAGGTGTTTGAAAATTAGCACTTGGTTCATTTCCAACATAAGGCATATTAGGTTATTTCCATAATGCTGAGTGTACCTGAAAGTTTATCCGCTACACTACAATCTATTGTAATTTGATCGGTTGTTTCTAATACCACTTTATTACCTGCCATCAATTCTAATGAGGCTCCAACAGGTATTGGTGCATCTTTAATAATTATGCTTGTACCATTTGTTACATTGTTTGAGCCACCTCTGCTACCAGTATCACTTACTAACCTTACAGTGGCCGTAACTTGTGAAGTATGTATATTGCTAAGTATTAAACCTAAAACAATCGTTGTTGTACTTCCAGCGGCTGTGTACATTACATACGGAGTTCCGCTAGAAGCAGGTTCAGCTGCAAAACTCACAACTTTGAATGTATTTGCCATTTATTTCTCCTAACTATCCAAGGGCAATCGCAAGTGCCGTAGCTTCGTTTGCCGCATCAGATGCAGTTGTACCTCCAATATCAGATAAAACTTCTGAAGCACTACGACCTTCTATAGCTGTTCCATCTACTCTAAGGAAATCATTATCTGCTACACCGCTAGTAAATTTAGGAACATTATTATTTGATATACCAGTTGATAATGTAGCCGTTGTTGTTATAGCTGTGCCGTTAAGCGTCATAGCATCAGCCTCTAATGTGCCGTCAACATCAACGTCACCAGAAATATCTAAATTTGCGGCCGCTAGCGTAGTACCACTATTACTAAGTATTTCTGTGTTAGTTCCATTAACTTTTGTAGTAAATACTAAAGAAACATCTTCTGTACCATCTGTAACATCATCAAGAACTGCTTTAATATGAGCCATTTGAGTATCAGTGCCTGCACTATTATTTGCTCTAAATAAAACTTTACCTATGTTGTCATTATCCGCAGGAGAAGAAGAATTTCTATATAAATTTAATTCAGGACCAGAACTACTACCTGAATCATCTTCTGTTAAGATAAGGTGTGCATCGTGCTCTAATCTCATTACTTCTGAAGCCGCACCACTTGAACCTAACTTAAATACTAAATCAGTTTTATTAGTAGATGAACTAAATGTCGCATCTGCTTCCGCAACGATTGAGGCGGCAGTTGTTATGGCATCTGTACCACTACTTTCATCTGGTGCGGAAAACTCAATAGCACCTAGCACACCGTTATTTGAAACAGAAGTATCAGTTGTTTGTAGTTTAAGTATTGCACCATCGTCAGCCTTAATTTCAAGATCACCCTGATATGTTAAACGCATCTTTTCCGTAGCCGCTTCAGAAAAACCTAACTTAAATACTAGATCAGTTGCATTACTTAAACTACCAAAAGTGCTATCTGCTTCCGCAACAATAGAAGCCGAAGTTAAAATAGCATCTGATCCACTACTTTCATCAGGTGCAGAAAATTCAATAGCACCTATGACATCTCCATCTGCTACAGAAGTATCTGAAGTTTGTAATTTTAATAAGGCTCCATCAGAAGTTTTGGCTGTAATATCATCATTAACTATAAACGGCTTATGCACAGTCACATCTGTATCGCCACCATCCATAATATCTGTTCCGTTTTCTTCCTGAAACGTAAAAATTGGTTGACCATCTTCATCATCTAAAAAGAAAGTAACATTAGATGTAGACCCATCCATTCCAAAACATAATTGACCTGTTGAATTTGTAAAAATTATATTGGCTTGACCACCACCACTTGCACTTCCTGTATCAAGAGATAACATAGGAACACCACCTCTGCTATTTGCAAAGATTGTTAAATCACCCCCATGTCCCAACTTCATAGTTGTTGCTGCCGCTGAAGAATAACCTGTTTTAAATAAAAGGTCAGTTCGATTATCGTTAGAAGCAAATGTTGCATCTGCCTCTGCTACAATGGAAGCCGCAGTGGTTATTGCATCTGTACCACTAGCTTCATCTGGAGCAGAAAATTCTATTGCACCTACTACATTCCCATCTACTACAGTAGTATCACTTGTTTGTAATTTAAGTATAGCACCGTCACTAGATTTTATAGTAGTGTCATTATTGGGGTCTAAAATAACAGATTTTTCCGCAGGTGCTGTACAAAATATCTGTCTAGTACCACTACTCCAGTTAACCGCATTATCGCTATTACTAGACTGTAATATAGTTGTCCTGGCTAAAGTCGTGCCACTAGAAGTGTACGTTCCTACTCCAACTTCAAAATCAGTTCCGTCTGTACAACAATAATATGTCGTGTTGGTGTTGCCAATAGAGCCAAATGTTTCAAAACCAGTTACGGCTCCAGCAAGGGTATACGTTCCTGTGCCAGTAGTGGTCGTAGTTTCTCTTACACGATCAGCAACGACATGAGCCATTACGCAATCCGTATTATAGCATTAGAAGCATCCGCAGTTGGAAATGTTACCGTAAATGTACCAGAAGTAGAAGTTTTGTTAGTTGTAAAGTCTAACACCGCTACTGCCTTATCACTATTAGTATCGTTATAAATTAACGCACCCATTGCAGTGATTGTTGCAGTGGTAAAACTTATGTCTGCAAAATCGGTAATAGCAGTTGTACTTGAAGTAGTAGGTGCAACATTTGTTAATGCCCCTCCACCAGCAGTATAAGAACCACTATTAGCCACTTCTCCAGTTGTGGTGTATGCAGTCGTTGCGACTCCTAAAGTAGCCGTAGTAGAAGATTTACCTCCTCCACCTTCTGCGTATAAGGCAAGTTTAAAAGAATTGCCGTTAGTTGCAAAATTATGTGTGCCTAACATCAATTCTTGCTTAAAAGATGTACACATTGCTTGTGATATTGCCATTATAGCCTCCTTATGATATTTGCTAATTCTTTGTTACCAGTTTGTTCAATTACTTGAATAATTGTAGCACGTTCTTCTCTTTTTGCCAAATCAACATACCCTCTAAGAAGATTTCTTACACGATCTGCAAATAAACGAGCTTGTTCTTGTATAGCAGGAGGAGCGTTGTCTGCCACATATACTATCTTATCTGTAGCCATATCAGCAATCTGGTCACTGGAAAAACCCCCATTTTGAGAGGTATTTATCTTTACACTTCCTATCTCTGCTGCATTAATTTGAAACATGATTATCAACTCCGTTTGCTTTTTGTAAATCATGTCTTCCAAAAAGTATAGGTTTATTGTCTATAGGCTCTGGTGAAGCAATTTCAGACTGTTTCGTTATCAACAAACCTGTCTGATCTAGTTTTTGTACAAGAGGATCTTTTAATCTGTGGTATCCGTACAACTTTTCGTTATCTGGTACGTTGGTGTCTAACAAACCAGATCTATTTGCTACTTCTACTTTTATGCCTTTTGACACAGCCATAGCACACCAAAACTCTGTACAAGCTCTGCCAGATTCTGCCATATAAATATTATCTTTATAAGTATAATCTATCCCATAAAGACAAATAGAAGTGACATTACTGTGTATAGCAAAAGCAATAGCATAAGGTACAGTGTTGTTAAAATAACAAAGATTGGTAGATTTAATGACCTCTTCGAGTGGATATAATTTAAGATTTTTGACTCTTTTATCCAGTTCACAAGTGTAGATAGGCTTTTTGTTTTTTTTAAGAAACTCATTAGCAATACCTGTTTGTAATCCTGCGTTTTCTGTATCAAGAAACCTTGACACAGGGTCCATCATAAAAGTCTTGTCCACATGAATTATTGCACCAATACAATTAATACCCCAAACTTCATCAAATTTTTCTGATCTTATTCTAGCGGCTATGTAATCTGCATAGCTTCCACCTAGTCCAACTATTGCTACCCTCATGTTCGTGGCCTATCTGGTAATCCTCTTCTAAAAGCATCAGCATTTTCTCTTGCTTCGCCAAAATCTTTTAAACGAGATAATGATTCTGCAAATCTTTTTTCATACATTGCCATTACGTCTTGCTCACCTTTCATAAAAGTATAAGCCTCCATTAAACATCCATACAATAAAGCATTTGGAGCATTTGTGCTTAACCAAGTTGTACCACTATCACTTCCAGCCGTTAAACTTGTTGGCCTGTAATAGTAGTGAACTTCCGTCACATAATTTGCATCTGGAGTTGGTGCTACAATAAAATTACTATTATCAAAACGAGCGTAATAACGTGGTGTGCCTGTAGTTGAAGAATTTGGATTAAATTCTTGTACAAAATTTACATCTTTTTGTAATAAAAATTCTTTAGAACTTGAATTTATAATAGATATACTAAATGAAGACAAAAAATCAGAAGGAACCGCAAGATACTGATTACTTGATGTCATAGACGCTGTTGCATTTTTTCTAAAATATTCTAAATCTACAGATGTTAAAATACGATCTTCAACCGTTTTTATAAAAGTATCTAGGGTAGATACAAAAGTTGTTTCTGTATTATCTGTATAATTTTGTATTGCTGTTTTTAAAGTTGCGTATGTAAAACTCATGGTGTATTCGCTGTGCCTCCCATTCCTGAATGGTTTGTGCAATAGTAATAAAGAGTTGGAGCACTTGAAGCAACGGTTATTTGTGTATAAGCCCCACTACTACCTGGTGTGCCATTGGTAGTTACCCCTGTTGTATATTCTGAACCACTTGAATGTGTGCCATTAGAAGTTGTTGAAAAACGCAATGGATGTCCAGAATTAGAAGAATCGGATTGGTCAAAACGGTATATACTACCCTCTGAAAGATTAACTGTAGCTTGTAAAGAACCATCAATATAATATCTATTACCTGCACCAGGGTTAGCCACTGTAACCGCATAAGTTGCAGCTATAACTGTTCCTGAAGCTGTTTCATTACCCAAAGTGGTAGTGCCGACTACTCCATCAGGAGATGCAGTTATACTGGTCGCACTTATAACAGTGCCACCAAAAGTAACAGTACCCACCTGACCAGTTCCAGAAGTCAAACTTAACTCGTATTTTAAAGTTTCAATATTAAATATGGGAAAGGATACATCTACGTTGAATATGTTGTTTGTATCTGGTCTAGCGTTTCTTAATGCTTGTGCATCTACAACCCTCAATCTAGGTGTTAATTGTGGATGTTTAGATTCGTATTCATCTTTTCCAACTAAAGAACCATTCCATTCCTTACGCATATCTTTTAGTCTATATCTGAATCCAGATCTATCTGAAATTCCGTAGGCGTGTTTTCCTGTAGCAAACCTAGACAATGTTATAAAATCCTAATTGTGGTGAAACATTAAAAGAAGACCTATCTCTATCTTCTGCCATAGCTCTTTCAAATTCTTCTTCATAAGCAGCTTTTAAAAGTTGTATTCTATCTGGTGCTTTTTTCATAGCTATATAATATGCTAAACCAGCCGCTAAACAAGGATAGAACCTAAAAGGTATTTCTAAAGTATTAGTATATGAATCAGCATCATCCATTCTTGTTAAAGCATCATAATACAAAATATCTGTACTATTTTCAGGTAAAGGCCATATTTTTAAGTTAGGGGTTAATTGCCTATCTAAAAAAAACTGTGTTGGCCTTCCTGTTTGAGATTTGTTTGGAATAGCTAAATAGGAATCACGACTTATTCTTTCTAAAGAATAATAAGTAGAACTTCTTAAAACAGATATAGATAACACATCTATAACATCTGTTCCAAGAGAATACTCACCATCACTTGTCGCAACAGTCTGTGTTCGTTGTGCTATAGTCCATTGGTTAAGTCCTCTGTTAGCCCATTCTACTAACATAAGGTTTAAACTTCTTTTAGCACTTTTTAAGTCATAACCTGTTCTGGTTTCTATTCCACAACGCTCATAAGCTTCTTCTATATAATCAGATACATCTAGTTCAAAATTTGTTGATGCAGAAGTTGCCATTTTTTATCTCCGCTTTTTCTTACTGATTACTTTTTTTTTCCTCTTTTTTTTCGGAGGTTTAGATATTTGTTTACTAAGTTGTGACCTACCAATAGCCAATTAATTATCCGTAATTTTTACGCATAGATAAAATTATACTATAAGTATCGGCACTAGAATGACCAACTGTTGTAAACAATATATCTCCTGTTTTACCACTGCCAGCGTTATTTGGAAGACCACCAAACGCTGAATAATCGTGATGACCAGATTGATTTTCACCTAACTGCATCACAAAAACATTTGAAGTAGCATCAAAAAATATACTAACTTTCATACCTATACACTGCCACCATATCTTTTCTATGGTCACTCCAGTACAAGTTTCTCCATTTGGTCCTGCACTCAAAGCACTCACATCAACTTTAGCAACAGCACTTTCTCCAGAACCATCACTAATATTGGTGAACTTCATTACAACATTCTTAACACCATCTTGTATCGTTTGACTTGTTACCGCATCAGCCATTTATATCTCCTTATTTAAAAGGGGGATTTCTCCCCCCCTATGATTAATAAACTGAATACTCTATTTCAAGAGTGCCTCTAAAAGCCGTTAAAGCTGTATCACAAGCAGAACCTGCACCTAAATACAGATATTTACTTGCTATAGCTGCATTTATATTAGGTTCAAACACATGAAAAGTACCAGCAGTAGCATCAAGATCAATATCAATTTCAGTAACAGAAAGAGCTGCTGAAAGTGTTGTTGAAAAAGCCGCAACACCAGCACCTACAATTTCTGTACCTGAAGATACAGCAGCATTAGTAGCTGTACCTGAAGTTGCACTAAGTTGTAAGTTAGCTAAAGAATTAGCGTCACTAGCTGCTGCAGTTGTAATACCAAGCACTACTTTATGAATAAAGAATTTACTTGCAGTCACCAAAGCATCTGGATGATCGGTATTTAATTCACCTATTTCCACAAGAACATCATCATCTGCATAAGTTACTGATGCTGCATTTGTGTCAGCTAAACTTATAGCAAATGTTTGAATTTTTCTTGTACCAAGTGAAATTAATTGTCCAGTTGAATTTACTGAAAAGCCAGTTTCTGTAATAGCACCTGTTGTGCTACTTTCATTAATTACATTAAAACCGCCTTTTGAGCGTACTGGACCTGAAAAAGTCGAATTAGCCATGTTTTCCTCCTGTCGTGGCAAATGTCAGTCGCACCATGCGACTGTCAGGGATAACGCATTATAACAAGTAATTTGAAAAAATAAAGGGCGACTTTCGCCGCCCTCTAATAAAATAAATTTTATTGTATATTAAGCTCCTGGGGAACCAAACACACAACGAGGATCAGAGAAACCAAAAGAATAACGCTCACGAGCCTTAAACCTCATGTTTCCTGTATCAAAGTCAGCTTCCATGTTTGTAGCTAGTGCTGCTCTTTCAAACATTTTAAAACCGTTAGGAGCGTCAGTTTTAATGAAAAACGCATCTGTATCAGTCAAGAAATGGTTTACAGTATAACCATCAGGAACCATTCCCATATTCTTTACTGCGTTTACATCATTGTCTGATGTTCCAGGTCTTAAAGTTGACTCTAGTAAACGATCTGCAATAAACTGAAGTGCTGGTGGAATAATTAACTTCATTCCACGAAGAGCAATAATCATGTTTCGCTCGTCAACAAATGCTGCAATATCAATGAGAGCGTTCTCAAGAGAAGTCTCATTTAAGTCTGCTGCAGTTGAAGGCTCGTTTCTAAAGGTTCCACCACCTGATAATGGGTGGTCAGTTGCACAAAGTTCTTTGCTATCACCACCAGTATGAGATGAGCTAAACGCATTATTAAGCGTAGCTGCAGCTTTTACTTGCTTTGTGTGAGCCATAGAACGTGCAAGAGCCTTTGTATAACGTGCTCCAAGCTTGTCGTATAGATTGTCTTCGATTGCTTCTTCAGTCAAACTAAATGCCAAAGCAATAGTTTCGTGAGTATACCTTGCAGTATATGCTTCACTTGCTGAATCGAACTGAACTCCAGCACCTTCTGACTTGGTAGGAGCGTTTCCGAAACCTGAGAGCATTACCTCTTCTTCAAACGCACGATCTGATGATTCAGTATCATAGATCTCTGCGTGTTCGGTTTCATAACGGCTGTACTCCATGCCGAAAAGTGCGTTAAGGCCAGGTTCTAACTCTTTAGCGAGTTGTGCTCTTGAAATTGCCATATCTCAATCCTTCCTTATGCTAAGCCAACTTGTTTTTGACCAAACAAGTGATTTTGAATGACAACTAGAACATTAGTCGCATCAGATGAAACGTCTGAGTTCTCAGGGTCTTCTGATATGTCAATACACTTTAAAGCTAAGTTGGCGGTTGTTGCACCGTCACTTACGTTTAATTCTGCACCAGACATACCAGTAGTTGTACTTCCAGCACTTGTATAAACAATATCAAAATTACCTAACAAATCAGCGACTGGAAATGCTGCATTACATTGAATTTCAAAAATAACCATAGGGTCATCAATGATAAAAGCAATGATATCTGAAGCATTTGTGCTTGCAGGGTAATAGTTGCTATATTTCTGCTCACCTGTAGTAGGGTCAGTATATTGGCAACCGTTGAATACACCAACAATCGGAACCGTGCCACCGTCAGCGTGTACTTCTACACCACCTCCAGTAACTTGCATAACCATGTCACCTTGAAAAATTGCAGTTCCATAGTTCGCAGCGATTCGATATCGGCTTTGGCCTCCTGTATAGGGTGTTCCACCTATTCTTTTTACAGGACGCATACCAAAAGCGGCATCTTTATTTGCCATCTTTATATCTCCTTATATTAAGATTTATCTGGCCTTTGGGAACCAAAGGTCACAGAAGATTTACGTTGCGGTTTTTGCTTTGGCATCGCTGGATTGTTTTCACTCATCCAATCACGATCCACAGCATCCATTTGGGTTTGAGCCACTCTATTATAGTGTGAGTTCCGCTGTTCTACAATTTCTTCAGGTATTCTTGCTAAAATTAATCCACCGACTCCAATACAGCCAGCGTTTTTACCTTCATCAATTACAGGAGCGTCAAATTCAGGATGCTCATCTGCACGAACAAATTCCCATCCTTCACGCCTTCTTTTATGGACGTTATTTTTATCGTCATAATCCATGACGCTTTCTCTTATCCACCTATGTTTATACCCTATTGGTGCTTCGGGAGCATCAAGAGCTGAGGGAGGCTTCCATTCTGGTACACGTTCAGTTTTTTCACGAGTTGCTGTTTCTCGACTTGTGCGGTCAGACATTACGATCTCCTACTCTCTATTTTCATAACTTCTTGAGCGTACTTCTCCAAGGGTATATTCAGCTTTTTAGCAAGTGCGACTTGACCTTTAGTAAGTTCTACGCTTTTCTTCCGTCCAGATTTTACAGACCGTCCAGTATTGGACGCAGGAGTTACGGCTTGGACGTTTACCCTTTCCTCCTGTTTCACTGATCCAAATTCATTTCTATTTGGAAAATGACTTTTTAAACGCTTATCAAGCTCATTGTAGTAATCCTTACCCATAAATCCATTATCATCTGGGTAAAAACCTTCTGCTACTAATTGTTGATGAACTCCTTGTGCGGCATTTGTTAAAACAACATCTTTCATAAACCAATTGTTATTAGACATCCATCCTTGAAGATTTGCATCATTTTTTATGTCTGGTCTTCTAGGTTGAGGTTGTGCTTGTTGTTGTGGCTGTTGAGCTTGTTGTTGTGCTTGTTGAGCTATTTCTTGTTGCGAGACTTCTTGCCTTCTTTTTTGTTTGCTAAGTTCTTCTTCTTGGACGGCAAGTTTGGCGAGGATACTTTGGGCTTCTGCGACTTTCTCCATATCGCCAGCTTCGTGAGCTTCTGCCATAACTTTTTTAGTCTGAGCAATCTGGCTTGTAACACGGCTTTCAAATTCATTTAAATATCCTTGATCTAAAGTATTCAACTTATTTTTTAAGTTTTGGTTTTCTTCTTGGACACTTCTAGCCCATTGAACAGCAGCTTCTGCTTCTTGTGAAGCAGACTTTCTTTGGTCAAGAAGTTTATTTATTCTTTTTTGAACTTTTTTACTATACTCTTGAAGGTCTTCCTCTTCACCTTCTTGAGAATTATTCTGAACATTTGTTCGGGTTTCTTCTTCATTTTTTTGTTGTTGATTTTCTAAAACTACCGCATCTTCAGTATTTTCTTCAGACTCAGGTATCTCGACTGTTAAACCTTCGTCTTCTTTTTCAACAACATTTTCATTTACAGTATTCATAACTTTTCCTTTAATTTATCTTATACATAAGAAATGTCTGATGGGTCAAGTATTGTTCCTATAATATTGTCATCATTTATGATACGAACCTCTAAACCATCAACTTTAAACCGATTTCCAGCATATCTTCCCATAATTACCCAACTTTTCTCACTGCACCACGCACCAGATGGGAATTTATCAATGTCTTTATACGCATCAGGGCCAAGTCTTACCACATATGCACACACGCTAGAGAACGACTCTCTATCTCTTGTTGCATCTGGAACAATAAGACCACCCTTTGTTTTTTCTGGAAGATACCAGGGAATAACAAGAACTCTATACCCTGTTGGTTGAGGCAATCTGTCAATAACAGACGGCTCAAACTTAGAAGGGTCTTTAGAATTTTTATTTTCTTTTGCTTCAGGAAAAGCTTTATTTATAGCTTTTGGAATTTCAGAGGTTCTTCCCCTCTGTTTATTTAAAGTACCTACCATGTGATCTGGCACATATAGTTTTTTATTCATCGTCTTCGATGCCTTTCATCGTGGCTTTAATTTCTTCTTCTGCATAGGTCAAGCCACGCATCTGACCTACAACAAACCGATAGTCCTCTATTGTAGAGGCTCCACCATCCGTTAAATAGTCTGAAATAGACTGTTTTTGTTCACGGATGTTTTTTAGTAATTTTTGTGCTAACGCAACTGAATCCATTTTATACTAAGTATTGTTATGTTTTTTTAATTGTTACTATATATATGTATAAAATACCACAAAAAAATGGGGTGAACAAGTCACCCCTAGTTTTAGGCTAAAAATGAAAAAAGCAAATCACTGTACCATACTTACAGCTTTTTGTGTAGTCTCTTCATTTCTTCTAGTCCAACCACGACCAAAAGTTTTAAAAGTTGATAAACCTTCATAAAACTCCTGACGTATTTTCCCAAATTGCTCAACCATAAATTTAGGGTCTTGCTTTTCTATTAAGGCAAGGCTCTTTGGTCCTATAGCTCCATCTTGGTTTGCACCAATAATTTTTTGTATGGCTTTAGCCGCACGACCTGTACCGCTATTTACACCCCAATCAAACGCACAAAAATCTAAGCCACTAGGGAGATCGTCACATTTGAGTCTCGACCAGTAATTTTTTTTATAGATAGGAGCGACATCTTCAACTGTAAGGTCTTTCATATCTTTTGTACCGCCCCACTCTTCATAGACTTTCTTAGTCACTCCTAGATTTGTTTCTCCACCTGGGTCTTCAGGATGATCGACATATCCCCCCTCGTGATGAAGAAGCATTTTTAGACACTCTTCAAAATTTTCTTTCATTTCTTCTTACTCCCTTTTTCTTCTGCATAAATATTATTGAATATTTGATTTACGTCAAGCGTATAATCTAAGTCAGACTTTGAGTAGTGAATATGTTGTGATGGTAAAAAATCTGGAGCACCATTTCCAGTTTCAAACCATGCAGGGTGTGTAACTCTTACACGATTGTTCGGTAAGGCTACGATATTACCTGTCCATTCACCTGCATCTAATAATTCTAAAACATGGCTTTGTTTATGTTGTGCAGGATCGTCTGCTATTTCACTGTCTGTATAATCCACCGTAAAATAATATTTAGCAGGATAAAACTCGCCATCTATTTTAGCCAGCCAAGGACAAGGTGTTGCTCTATCTAAAACATAAACTGCATGATTACGAGAAGCACAATCCCAGGGTTGTGCTTGGTGCGTAAGCATTGGTTCAGGCCACTCTTCAAAAGGTGTATCACCCACCAATCCTGTTATGGGCATCCTAGCCCACATCGCACCACCATGTACGTTTGTTTTATCTGTGTCGTCTGTCTCGCATCCAGTAAAAATTACTTGGAAGCTAAGACACCTGTTCGGTATGGTCGTTACAGCTATCACCATAGCATGAAGAAATTCTCCTTGGTATCTACTATGGTTGCAAGTGTACTCCCTCCGCACCCAACATTTAAAGTGCGGTACATTGCTCTGTAGATATGCCATTACTTTTTGACTTTACCGCCTCTCTTATAACCTTTCTTACGCATACCGACTTTACCGCCCATTGCGTAACCTTTTTTCTTTATCATGCCTCCACCCATTTTTCTAACGACTTTGCCACCTTTTTTTAATTTGGCAGTTTTAGCCGCATCTTTAAAATTTTTATCGGTAGGAGCACCTTTAGCACCTTTCTTTCTCATCTTCTCACCTCTCTTACGTTTTGCGTGAATATTAGCATATAGACCTTTACCAGACATTTAACACCTCCATCTTCTTCTTGCTTGTCTAATTCTTGAATTTGGGTCGTTTCTTGTTTTAGCTGAACTTCTTTTTAACTGC